CTACGGTAAATTCTAACGCACAAATAGGTGCAGAAAACAGACAGGCTGTTGTAAGCGTAGAACAAACAGAAGAACTTACTGCAGGTAGAGATGTTGTAACTACAGAAGTTTCAAAAGAAATAGAAACAGGTATGGTTGAAAAATTAAATATTCAAAACATACCACCTTGGGTAATGATCCTGTTATTACTAGGATGGTTATTACCAACACCTACAGAAATGGGTAGAGGTATATTTAACTTTATATTATTATTATTTGGAAGACAAAAACTATGACACGAGCACTAACAGAAAAACAACAAAAGCTATTAGCTGTACTGTTTGATGAGGCAGGTGGAGACATTATAACTGCAAAGAAACTTGCAGGATACTCTGACGCTACATCATCTGCTGAAATAGTAAAGTCACTTAAAGAAGAAATACTAGACGCAACGCAGACCTATATGGCACGTAATGCACCTAAAGCTGCAATGTCTATGGTAGGTGCATTGTATGATCCTACAGAGTTAGGTATTCGTGATAAGATGCAAGCTGCCAAAGAACTACTTGATCGTACAGGTCTAGTAAAAACAGAAAAGATGCAAGTAGAAGCAAAAGGTGGTGTAATGTTAATGCCACCTAAACAAATGGATGACGATGACTAAACCTCTACAAAAGTGGAAGTTACCCCAACCAACCGACATAAAAGAAGATAATGAATGGATTGCTATTCCACGTATATCAAGAACAATACCATTCGGATATGAGTTAGATAAGGATGATTCAGATATACTTCAGCCTATTGAAAATGAACTTAATATGCTTGAAGAGGCAAAACGATATATAAAACAATATTCATATCGTGAGGTTGCCAATTGGCTATCTAGAAATACAGGTAGATCTATATCTCATGCAGGACTTAAAAAACGGTTGGATAATGAAAGAAGAAGAAAAAACAAAGTTGGAAGCCTACGCAGATGGGCAGAATATGCGAAAAAGGCAATCGCCAAAGCGGAAGAAATTGAAAACAAACGTATCGGTGCAAAAGCCTACGAAGAAGAAAGCTATCACAAAGCCAGTTAGTATTGTTGAGAAGATTCCTGTTGAAGAACAGCACAACATTATTTTTAAACCTAATGAAGGTCCACAGACAAATTTTCTAGCTGCAGGTGAACGAGAAGTTTTATATGGTGGCTCTGCAGGTGGTGGCAAAAGTTATGCAATGTTAGCAGACCCTTTGAGATACATGGGTCATCCTGACTTTTCAGGTTTACTACTACGACATACAACAGAAGAACTTAGGGAACTTATATTTAAATCACAAGAAATGTATCCTAAGATTTGGAAGGGTATTAAGTGGTCTGAACGAAAGATGCAGTGGACTGCGCCCTCTGGAGCGAGGTTGTGGATGTCCTACCTAGATAGGGAAGATGATGTCCTGCGCTA